TTCAACTTCGTAATTTGGACCTTTAATAAATTTTGGTGATAGTGTTTCAAACTCTTTTTCCACTTGAACTGAATCAATATACGGCTTCATTATTTGACTTGAAAGCCAACATTGATAATACAAATCAACATCAGTATCTAACGGTTCTGCAATACGAACATAAAAATATGTAGGGTTTCCATCGGATGTAACATTTATCACATCAACTAAATTATTCTCGCCAAAATTTAGAACTATTGGTAGTTTATATTTTGATCCCCTCATATATTCAAGAACAAAACTACTTAAATTTTCCAAAGATTCTATATCAGTTGGATTTGTTAAAGTTAATCTTAATTCTCGTCTGTCTTGTGAAATGTCTGAAACAAACAATCTATTTTCATTTTCAGCAGAACCAATTAAATCTCTAAAAAAGTTGTAAACAAACTTATATGGTCCAGGAACTAAATTTAATTGTTTTATATGGTTATGTATAGGTAATACAACATACCGTAACGGATCACCGGATTCTGTTATACGAGGATCTATTTCATAATTTGCATTATGTAATGTATCTACATAAGAAAAATTAGGCAAAAATATATGAAGTTCTACATTTGTTCCCGGAGAAGAAGGATCTTCGGGATTATTTAATGTAGAAAATTTTGGAACAATAATGCTGTTAGCAAAATTTGAATAGTCATACCTATCGCCCCTAATAGGACGATTTGTTCTTACTATATCAAGTAAATTTTTGTATAAAAAACTTGGCATAAAATTAAATCACCTTATTTATTAACCACCTTCATCATCACCATTTTCTTCTGGTGGAGATTCATTCAAAAAATCAACATTGATTTTTTCCGATAATTTTCCTACATATCCTGTTGCTGGATCAGTAAACATACCACCAACAGTTCTTATAGTATCAACTTCCGTCAATAATGTATTAAGTGTTTTATCGGTTCTTTGTGCAAGAGAAGATATTGATCCAGATGCAATTATGTTTTGTAGATCCATTTCAGTTTTAAGTTCTGTAATAATTTGTTCATTTTGTGCAGAAAGTTGATTACTCAATCTCTCAAATGAATCAGCGCGAACAGATTGATTTTCATTTTCACGTGCCCAAAGACTAACAGTTTCTTGCCATCTTTCTGATGCATTTTGCCAATCTACTAATTGATCTCTTTGACTATCTACGATTGCCTCTAATTCGGCAATTCTTCTTTCTAAATTAGCAATACTATTAGGATTACTTTCTACAATGTTTTGTAAATTTTGAAGCAATTCGTTTTTAGCAATATCTTGAACATTTTGAATATCAGTTGCAGAAAGATTGCCCAATGGAACTCCAGAAAAAATTCCATTTTCTATGTTTTTTAATTGGTTAAACAAATTTTGTTCTGCATTTACAGCGTCAGATAAAGAAGTAAAATTTGATTTAACAACAAAATCAAAACTTTCAGCTAAAAATCTTTGATCAACTACCGGTATTTCTATATTTCCTTTGTTTTGAACAGAACGTTCATCGATGTAACTTATTATTCTGTTTGTTGCAGAATCTCTTTGTAAATCACTCATCTTACAACCTTGAAGTAATGATTGTTGTCAAAAATTTGAACATTATCTCCATCTTCTCTTTCTATTTTTATTACCACTCTATAAAATCTTTCTGGTTGAAATGAATCCATCCACAGATTAAAATAACTACTTGTTCCATCACAACTAATTTTTGAACCAGTGTAATCAAAAGGAAGAATTATTTCATCACTATGAGCATCACGGATTTCATAATAAGAAGATGATGGTAAATAATAATTTACAGTTTGATATGCAGTTGTTGTGTAATTTTTTTGTGGATAACGAGAATTTGCATATATTCTTATTTTTGCCCTTTCTTTTTCTGCATAAAACTTTTTAAGTTTAACATTCAAATTTATGCTATCTTCAGCAACTGATTCTAAACTTCCAGTAATAAATTCAGAATCATCCCAAACTATGTTCAATCTTGGAACATATATCGTATTACTATCCGTTCCAAAAAATTTAAGACTATTCAATAGATTATTAGGAGATGATTCCATTTCATTGCTGAATTTTAGAATCATTCCGTCATTTTCAAATCTTCCTGATCCAGTTACCCATCTTCTTGCAAGATTTGTGACATCCATATAAATATCTGACGATTGGAATGAAAATGATTGAGTGCATTCCAAATTATCATAATCCCACCATGTTCCACCGCCTTCATGTGTAAAATACGATGATGTAACTGTTGCAGTAGGTGTATTGTTTCCCCATATCCCGTCATCTTGAATCCATGTCTGTGACACTTCATCCCATTCTAAACTATCAACTGTTGGTGGTATATCCCATTCGGTTCCAACTGTTTTTGATGTTCGGTATCTCCAAGAAACTCCATCTGTTGTATATGGTAAATTTACAAATTTACCAGTTCCGTTAGTCCAAGATGAACTCAATGGGTATGCATATACAACATATTCTTGTGGAATTTCTCTAATATCTGCAGTAATAAGAGATAGATAGTATTTTGCATTTTCAGATATTTTACCAGAGTTAATTCTATTTTCAACATCTGACATATCAAACTTTACAAGTATTCTACTATTGTAAATTGAAGATCCTGAACCTGGTGTTTCATGGGATAATTCCAATAAAGGATCTATACCAGTATTCATGGTATATTGTCTTTCATAAATTGTAGCATCTCGCTGTGCAAAAATAGAATATATCATCCGAATGACCTCGCTCTACCAACAATATCATTGTTTGGATATTTTATTTCAAAAATAGATGGATCTAATGACGGGAACAAAACACCATCTTTTGTTGCTTGTTCTATGTTATAGGCATGAGGAGAGTAACCCAAGTTCGTATCAGATAAATTTCTAATTTTAACATTTACAACAGTTTGAACACCAGGAACCCTATCTAATTCTGTGTATATGTTGCTTATTGCAATCGGTTGATTTATTTGCCATTTGTTTACATCAAAGTATTGTTTCAATCTTTCAATACAACGAAGAACAACTTGGTTTGAATTTTGATCAGGTAAAGTTATTATGTCAAAATTTACGCCTACATTGATAATATAAGCATCTCTAATGTTAATTGCATCTGTTAGTATTCTATACCAATTCAAATAATTTTTTAGATTTTCCTTTGTAGCATTGTTTACTGTTGTAAGTTTACCGTTTACGTCATAACCAAGAACATAAAAGTTTAGAGCTAAATCGTTTTGAACTCTATCACTATTGAATATAGAATCCTTCGTTAATTGAGTATCTTTCGTAATATATGCCTTTGCAATAGAACCATACTTTGATGGTAGACTATAAGCACGGATTATGTAATCTTCTTTTGTAACTGCACGATTTTGTGCAGCAAAAGAAGCAACGGCATTTTGTCTAATCTCTTGTATATCTTCTTGAAATTTACCACCTGTTGCAGGTCTTGGGTTTGTTACAGCCAAACTGGATACAATTTGACCATATAACACTGGATCCAATCCAGTTGAATCTAAAATTACTATTCTATTCAAAACATTATTTAATACTTCACTTGGAACATTGTCTTCGGTTCCACCACCGATTGTATAGAAGAATGTCAATGTTGTATTGTTTGGTGCAAGACCATATGTTTTTGTATACAAAAAGTTTGAAGGATCTATGTTTATCGATAAATTTGGATTTGTCATAGGCAAAGCACCACCGACTAAATCTGGATTTGGAATTAACAATTCATCATCTACATCACTGATTCCCGCACCAAACTGTATTTCCACATTTCCATTTGCCATCTGTCTTGAAGTAAATCGTCTAGGAACTCTTCTCAATTTAAGTAAGTATGGTGTTTCTGATCTATATTTACTTAATTGTGAATCATTTCTTGGTATGTTTAACACCGGTTCAAATACAGTATCTTGTGCCAAATTAGGAACGTGTTCCCATTTGTTTCCTTCTGTATCTATTGCATAGAGTATTTCTATTATATCCGTTTCTTCTATTGTAAATTTATCGTATGGTTTTGGATCACCCGCACTAAATGTTGAAGATCTAATTGTTCCGGAAATAGCTTTCGCTTGTTTTCTCAGAAGCCAAAATGTAACTTCTCCCGTTGTATTATCTATTTCATATGGAGTTACTTCTGTTGAATCAAAACTACTACTAGACTTAAAATCAATATAATCTATTGTTCTGAATGTAATTGTTCCATCGGTTGTTGGTGATACACGCATTCCAGGTTCTATTGCCATTGCATAATCATAATCTGGAACTATTTCAAGACCTACTTTTTTTGCAGGAACAACTTGAAAAACATCTAATACGGTATTTGCTGCAACCCTATTTTTTGGTGCATAACCGAGAGAATGTGCAATGTTAAGTATATTTTGACGTTCATTAGCAAACAGAATCATTGATTCTTGTAGTGTAACATCTGTATAAAATGACAAAACATCCCCAACATAAGCTGCCATTTCCAAAAATAACATTCCCGGTGAGGTTTCATTGAAATCTTGGTATGTATCTGGAAAATAATTTTTGGAAAAATCTATCAAAGATTTTTTTAATGAATTGAAATCTCTATTTGAATAACGAATATCTTTTTGGATTAAAGCCATTTTTATCACCTATATTTTCACCGCGGCTCTATTGCCGCAATTTCAATTCTACCTATTGTAGATATAAATAGTCTTATTGGTAAATATATTGTTGTTTCTCGAAGTTTTAGAGTTAAATCTATTTGTATCGCATGATCATTTTCGGCTAAATTTGATGTATCTGGATTTATATTAACTGTTAATTTTTCTATTGTTAAAAAAGGCATCCATGTATTTAATGCCTCTACAATATCTGATTTTATACTTTCTAAAAATTGATCTTCGCTTGTTATGTTTTCAAACAATATATTTTTTAGATTTGTTCCAAAATCAGGAATCATATATCTCTCACCTCTTGTTGTTAATAACAAGTTTCTCACATTTGAAAACAACTGTTTTACATTTGTTCTACTTTGAAAGAAAATACCCTTTGGATTATTAAAAGGCAATGTTACACCAACAAATTTGTTACCTTGTGTGGCGTTTCCTTCGTTTATAGGTTTTTGAAAATAATTTATTCTATTTTCAGATCTTGAAAGTGGTCTCAATTATTATCTCCCTTTTTTTTCATCAATTTTTTTCATAAGTTCAGAATAATCTCTTGTAAGTGCACTCATTACTTCGTTAGGTATTTCTGTTTTATTGTAGCCATTTGGAATAGCCGATCCTACTCTTTCATTTCCAAATCCTTCTGCCATATCTGCAGTAAAGCTAAATTCATCTTCCATTTCATAACTGTCTTGAAGACTTCTTTTTGTTTCTGCTAACAATTCTTTTATAGAACCAAATTCACTTTTTTGTTGTTTTGGTTTTACTACTTTTTTCGTTGATTGTGATTCATTATACATAGATAGACCATGTTTTAATGCAGAAATATCATCTTTTTTTGTTTGCTTTTGAGATATTTTCTTTTCAAGAGCATATTCAATTTCTTCTCTAATTATTTCTCTTATTTTAGTAAAAAAATTCTTCGTGTTCATACTAAAAACTCCTTATTCTTTTTCAACAATTTGATCATATAAAACGTTTTTTAATGTTGGTAATATGGTTTTGTTATCTATGCTTCTATAATAACTATCAACAATCGGCGTTCTTCTGAATTGTCCGTTCATTGTTGGTTCAACTTTTTGAGATCCAGCCTTTGGAACAACTTTTGTAAATACAACAAATGTTCCAGCTTTTGCACCACCACTAAAAGCCCATATTGAACTACCTTTTGCAGCAAATTTTCCACCGTCTCTACTAACAAATGAACTTGCACCAGTGTTTCCTCCAAAACGAGCGATAGTGCCATCAGGGTTAATATAAGGACAAACTTCAATGTGTCCACCACGACTTATTATAGAAACTTCCCACCCTCTTTGTGATAAAAAATGTTCTAATAATTTTTTTCCTTGTGAAGTTAATCCATCTTTTGTAAAATGAATACCACCTATAAAGTATACCATTATTGGATTTGGTAATAATGATTCTCGAACTGCAACAGGTATTTTTTCTCTATTTACTTTTGTTTTCTTTTTTGGTTTTAATTTATTACCATCTGGAATCATAACAACTTCTGTTTCAGTTGTCTCTGAATAAGTTGCACTTTCTAAAAGAATACCATATACATCTGTAAAATAATCACTTTTTCCACCTTTTACACCAAATCCCTTTTTATCCAAAAACTTTTTAACTGGAATACTTTTGCCAGCAGAATCCAAATAAGTTGGAACATTGGCAAAACATTCACTTGCTTCTTCTAATCCTACTTCTTTTAATTTTTTAAGTGAAGAATTAAAATATACATCGTTAATTTTATTAGCAGCAGCTAAACCAACAGGTTCTCCTGGAAAAGTATATCCACCATGACTTATACAATGTTGTGTAAATATACCACACCAGTGTGGTTGTTCAGACCAATTGGCAAATCCACCTTTATTTTCACCGGCACCGTAAGATCCTATCCCCCATTTATCCATATTATACCTCCCACCACTATAACCTTTGTATAACATTCTATGTTGTTCTGTTTGTGTATCAGCAACATAAGGAACTTTTTTATTCCAAACACCAACTTCTGTAAAATTCATTATTATTGGATAATCTATTAAATTTAGATCTTCAGATTTTTTTGCAACAGGAATTGGAGTACCGGATATTAACTTTTCCCATTGAGCATTAAAATAAACTTTTACAGCACCAACAAGTTTTGTTTCGATATTGTATTCGTCTTTTGCGAATCCCAATCCATCTGTTTTTGCTTTTTGATCACGAATACCATAATATCCAGTTGATGTTGGATATTTTGGCACTTTGTAATCTATATGTGATGCCCACATATTGATACTTGCACCAGGAGCAACAATTTTACCATTAAGTTCTCTTAATTTTCCAGTTGTAAGTGCAGCACTATTTTCTACATTTGTTGGTGCACCTTCTGGTGTTGTATTTTCTTTTAATTTTGGTTCAAATTTTTTCTCAGGATCATCAGGATTTGTTGCTGGGTTTTCATCTTTCGGTATATCAGCCGGCGGTGCATCTGGTGTAAAGCCCCATCCTGCATAAAGTGCTGCCAATTCCTCTGATTTTGTATCATCAACTTGTTTTTTTAACCAAGCAACTGCAGATTCGTTTTCATAAAATACTTCTTTTGCCGTATACGTTACATCTTTCACCGTTATATTGCCGGTATCATCAAAAAATATACTTTTTTTCGTGTCATCTGGATCGGCTATACTAACACGGGCACCATATTTAGAATCTCTTTTTACAAACCAAGCTAGTCCATTAGCATTGTATTTTTTTCCAGATGGTGGAGTTGTTGGTGTACCAGATTCACCCAAAGCATTTTTAACAATTTCTAATTTTTCAGAATCAGACTTACTTGAAAATTCAGAAAGATTTATTACAGTTGATCCAATAGTAAATGTATCATCTAACCATTCTTGTAAACCACCCATATCAACATCAGATTCGGTTCCCTTTGTATCTACCTGATATGTTACACCATTATATGTTACTGTAACACCTTTACTTCTATTTCTTCGGGAGAAATTTATACTAACTTTTTCATCTTGTTTTTGTGGATCGTTTGTATTGTCATCACCGGAATTGACATTTGAACCAAATTGTCCTGTTCTTTCTTCATTGGCTTCTTCGCCTGATTGTTCGTTGCCACCGGGTTCTTCGTTATCAAGTTCTTCATTTGTTGGTCCCCTATCAGCGGGTTTTTCAATTTCCTCATCATCATCTTTTTTATCTCCGAATAAATCTCTGACAAAATTACCTAAGTTTTCATCATCAGAACTATCATCATTTCCACCAGAACTGTCATTACCTTCAGATGTATTATCGTCTCCTTTATAGAAAACACTATCTGGATTTTTTGATTTATCTTGACCACCATCATCATCAGTTCTTTTATTAGATTGATCATCTTTTACTTCATCAGAAACTCTATCAATTTTAGTGTTATCCTGTAAATTGCTATTCAGTGCACGTCTAGCAACCCTAATATCAGGAGCACTATCTTGTTCTATATCATTTACTGTTCTTGGCATATGATTTCTCTGTTATTATTTTAATTACCACGCTAAAATAGTTGGAACTGCTCTATTTTCTGCCAAAGATCCTCCAACTAGTTGTCCATTGACAACAAGTTTTGTTGATCCTCCGCCATCACCGCCTGACATAATTGTTACAGTATCACCTTTTTTATTAAAATGATTCAAAACTGCATTTGAAATTTCTGGTATATTCCAACTAGTAGTTGATGTTCTTGGACCATCCATATCTGTTGCACCAGCAAACCACATTCCAGATCCAAGTATTCCAATAAACGGCCATCCAGAATGCTTTTTGAATGATGCATGAACATCTTTTACTGCATTATTTCGTATACAAATGTTATACATCGGTATTCCAACTTGTATATTACCCCATCCTTTTTTAAGTATGCCATCAGTTGAACCTGGTCTTACCTCTGTTGCATACCCATCTGATATTATGTTAGGATTTGGTTTAACAACAACCATTGGTAAAAATCGCATATCAGAATTGTTACTATTTAGATTTTTTGCCTCTGCCAATTTTGATCCATAATTTTTCCCATCAACTATAAATAAACCATTTGGTTGTCCCGAACCCCACGTTGGATTAGTAGATCCTTCAAATGGTCCTGCATTTATGAAATTTTTGAATCCGGCTGCAACCCAACCACCTGTGTTTTTTGAACCAAATGGATATTTGTTTTCTCCAATTTGATTTTTGCCAACTGCTTTTGGTGCAGTATAACCAGCTCTCAAATTGGATGGATTGAATTTTTGTAACCAAAGTCTAGATGGTTTACCAGAACTTAATTTTTTAGTTGGATTTTCAATATATTCAACACCACCTATTGATCCAGAACCTAATGGAGCTAGCCCTGCAAGTCCTGATTGTGTTTGTGTTTCGGATTTCTTAAATGTTGTATTAACATCATAAGTTTTATCTTTCCATGATCCTTCACTTGTAATAAATTCACCATCTATTTTTACAATACGATTTCCAGCATCAGCTTCAAATCCACCGCCAGATACAAACCTGTCCTTACCAATACTTTGATTTGTAAGTTTTTTTGCACCTTTATTGCCAGAACAGTCAAAATCTCCATATATTTGTTTTGGTGCAAAAGAAAGTGATGTTAATGATAACCCACTTGCAACAAAGCCATCAACTTCAAAATCTGCCATATTAACAGGAAATACTGTTATTTGAATGTTATTGCTTATCCAATAGTTACCAGGTCTACCGGTTTTTACATCTTTTATAGGTTTTGGTATTCCATTCAATGATGTTAATTGATTGTTAGAACAATCAAATCGTGTTACACCAGTTGAAGTAACAACACCCAAACCTGCTAAACTTGTAATCTTATTACCACCACAATTAAATCCGCCTGGACCAAAAGAAGTTATTCCATTTCCTTCTAATGTTGTTAATCCACAACCAGATACATCATAGATATATTCTTTTTGACTTTTATTTGTATCAGTTATTCCCTTTATTATTTTTGGTCCACCTGCCAATGATGTTAATTTTTTATTATCAGTAGCAAAAAAACTACCAACTTCATTTGGAGAACCAACTAATGAAGTTAATTCATTTTTTGAAATATCAAATTGACCATTGACTTTTTTAGGACCACCTTCGAGTGATGAAAGTTTTACACTTCTACATATAAAATTACCACCAATAATTCCAAATTT